CAATTGGTTAGATCATTACCCTGTCACGGTAAAGGCTACGGGTTCAAGTCCCGTTGGGATCGCAGGTGCCCGAGTTTCATAACATTTTTGTTATAATCTTATTACGTTGACGTGATATTTTTCCCATTTTCTCATTACGTAGTGTTGACATTTTTCCCATTTTGTAGGATAATTAATACATGACCACAACTACCAAACCACATACCATAAACGAACTAGTACAAACCATCTATGACGAAAACTTCTCACATCTAGATTTCATGGATAACATGGCTAGTGGAGATTGTGATTGCAAAATCCACATGACTCTTAATACTATTTTAGAATATTGGGGTGATTAATGTTAGGTTATACATATAAGGATATACAAGCCTTTGGTAATAGTTTAACTTGGGCTATTGATACCGCCAAATCTCAGGGGGATGAACAAAACTATAAACAATTACTAATAGTATGGGACTTCTTTGAAGGTTTGCTAGCAGAAGGGTATATAGATGAAAACACCTACTATGGATGAGACCTGGTTTAAGTATGATTATCTTTGCACTGATTGTGATGCATTGACTGAGGTAAGTACCGTGAAAAATTTAGATAACTACAGAGGCTGGTGCTCTTGTGGATCTGCCAATATTATTCAGATTAACAAACAGGATGTGACACAACTCACACACGTATAACTTGACATTGCCACTTCATTAATCTAAAATTAGTATTAAGACACTAGAGAAAGAGACCCAGATTGCACACATTACATTGGATATGTATAGAAGCAGAAAGCCCTGAAGAGGCTGCTGCACAAGTCAAAGATAATCTTAGTCCTAATGAGGACGGATACCGTCTTGCTGATTGGTCAGACTGGCACGTAGTTGGTGGTGGTCGTTGGAATCCAGAGGGTGACAGTTATAAAGACACAGTGAACATGGTTGTTTCCTACAAGGATAATCCTGATAAGTTTAAAGAAGTCTTATCTGACATAAAGAAGTATCGTATTAAATATATGAACGATAAACTTACTAAACTTGACAATGCATTTGATAAACTCAAATCAGACATCGTTGATTATATTAGTAATGACTGTAAACTGAACAGTGATAGAGAGTTTGATTTTTCTCGCTGGGAAATCAAAGAAGCCATTACTATGCTTAGTAGTGACTGGACACCTGACAGTTCTTTCTTTGACAACCAAGAGTTTACATCTAAGATTCAATATCTTGAAGAGCGCCTTGACAAACCTGAGCAAGCCGTGAGACAATATCTAGTACCTGTAGACTTCCACTTCTAAGGAGACCCATGAACGAATTTATAGAACTTACAGAGGAAGAGTGGTTTGATACCTTCAAGCCAATCCCAAACCATATAGACGACAATGCCTCATTCAATGACGGTGAGCAAGGCTATATGTTTGAAACCTATGGTGCAGAGTTAGACTTTGTCAAAGCCCAAGATCCTAATAGGATATGGACTTATTGTGATGGAGACGATAGCGGTACCTATATATTTCAGGGTATGCGTATAGTTAATAGGATTGGGTACTTTGTAACTACTGTGCCCTTTGATGGTAGCAAGGACTATCAGATACAAATCAGTGACGAAGATCTCTATGAGTGTGAAAACTGTGGAGAGGTTTGGGAAGATGAGGTAGCAATACTACATTATGACAAGTTTGAGGATTTGGCAAAATGTGCTGGTTGCGCTACAATGGAAGAACTCAAAGAGATAGAGGAAATGGAGAACGAAGACCTTGGCAAAATGGGAAATTGAAGTAATCTTTGAACCAACAGGCGATTACATGAATTTTGAGTATGAGACTGACAATGAAGATGAAGACAGCATCTTTAATGAGATAAGCAATCAACTATCAATCGTACCAAATCTAATTGAGAAGAATGAGGAAGAGTAATGGGGGCACGTTGCACATTCGTATTTAAACAGCAAGAAGATCTAGCAGTAGCGCTTTACAGCCATTGGGGCGAAGACAGCATGTATGGAGATCTTGCTCGTGCTCTGCAGCATGCAGCGGTACGTAAGGGAGATGGAGAGTACTATACACGTATGGCTGTTAGTTATCTACTAAAGGATTCCATCATGGATGAGACAGGGTTTGGACTCTATGCATGTAACCCTAATACCGCACTGAGTTATATGGACCATCCAATATTAATTGACCTGACTACTAACACTATTAGTCATGACGGTGTCAATCACAAAGACATTGATAGTTTTATTAATTATAATTTGCCCAGCAGTGTCCTTTCCACTGTGGGGGCCTCAGCAACAGCGGAGGTAGGGGTCACCTCTCGCTAAGTAAATAAGGTGGGCGTAACTTTGTGGTGGGGTTGCGCCCCCTTTCCTTTTTTGATACAATGGAGAAATGAGTTTTATGCGTAGGTCTATCAGGCTGGGAATAAGTAAAGAGGAAAAGGTCGCAGGTAGAATAACTACTCTGTTGTCTGATTTTACTCTTGACCTAGAAGCCATAGGATTTTATTTAGCAAAGGGTTCGCCTCACATTATTTATACTAGGGCTAATGAAGTATTGGAAGCCATGCAGTATAATAAAGAAGTTGAACAATTAGATAGAGGGGCTTACTATGGCAATGGCAGGTAATACATTTCAAAATAAAGTAACTATCCTTGCTGAGTTGTGGATGAACTATCGTGATGATGACGAGTTAAAAGATTTTATAGAATACAACGATATTGGTTTGCCATTGGCTTATTTACTAATGAACGAAATTGTTTTGCCAAGTGAGCAGTCAGCAATATACATAAACGAAACCTATGACTTATTTGTTTCATCTCTTACTGTTGAGGATAAAGAGTGGGAAAGCCTAGACGAAATGCTGGGCGACCAGGCATAGCCCTGCGCCTCGGGGAAACTATATCAAACCACCCAAAACGGACATACATTTTACGAAAAGACATTAAGAACCCTTTCAAAAAAATCCCAGATCGTAGGAGATTACGACATCTGTAGAATTTTCCAGATTCATATCAAACCTTCAAACCTTTCTATCTAACAAACCTTCAAACCTCATATCTGCTAAACCTTTCTATCCTCCTATCAGGAATCTATTGTGTCTACTACTAGGGATATTTGGTATATCTTTTTATCCCCGCCGTTTTTGCGTCCCCGCAGGGGCGCTGAATCACAGTACTATTAGACATTACGAAGCGGGAATTTAAATCCCAGAATTATACAGATTATTCCTATAGTTATCAAACCTTTCTAGATTTTTTCCTGGTGTTTTATAACTTTTTGTTATAATTTGTGGGCATTTTTGTGGGGGTTTTTAGGCTATAAAGGTTTGACAAACCAGAGTTTTGGGGGTATAATGCATGCCCCGCTATGAAGGTTTGGGAGGTTTGAAGGTTTGGGATAGGGAGGTTTGGCCGCCAGAGGATTACGACGCCATCTATAAAATCGCCCAATCACCCACTATCCTCCACTTTCCTCCCTTTTAACTATAATTAAAAAATATCAGTAAGATTTATTTTTGCTATCAAACCATTCTAGATAGCATTTAAAAGCCTTCCAAGCCCTATTTCAGCGGGTATCAAACCATCGCCCTGGATCCATATTGTGCATATCAAACCTTCGTATCAGAGATATTGCACATAGGTTCAAACCTTCATATCAGGGATATCTGGCTATCTGGCTATGGGGATATCAGGCTATAGGGTTTGAAAGGTTTGTTATTACACTGGGGGGATTACGACATTCTTTCTATACCCGCCGAAATTTTAGGCTTCAGGTGAAGGAATCGGACCTTCATTATCGGTTTCGGAAACCGCTCTACGACCATTATAGGAACCTGAATTACTTTTTCATCATACCACCTAAAGGCATCTCAAACCTAATAACCGATAGTGCCCTCTTAGGGCATAGGGAGGTTTGATAGTTCTATTTTGCGCCTTGCTTTAATATGGTAATATTATATTGTCGGGGGAGACAGCGACATTAAATAACTGGCTACACCTGAGCATGTGGATAAAAGGCTCTCTTGCTTTTCCCGCCGAAATTTGATACAATAGATCTATGTGGTGGTCATGGGTATTAGCGGTTATAGGTGTTGCAGGCATATACTTTGTTGGACGAAAAGACAACTGGGGATGGTTTGTTTTATTATTTAATGAGTGCCTGTGGATAGCATATGCCTTAGTAACCAACCAATATGGCTTTATATTTTCTGCCCTTGCCTATGCAGTAGTTTATATTAAGGCTTATGTTCATTGGTCAAAAGAGCCTGTAAATGAACTACCTCTTTAAGGATATAATTAAATGATAAAGAATATCTCAAACCTCATTGCTGCATCAGGATGTTTTAATTTAGATGAGGCTCTTCGTGCCGTCGCCGAACTACATATCTCAGAAGGCACACTAGTCCATAGATGCCAAGAAGATAAAAAGCCTTGGCCTTGTCAAACCATTCAAACCATTGAAAGAGAGTTAACAAAGTGATAACTAATAATCTAACTTGGGCAGAGGAAGAAAATAATGTTTGGAAGGGTTGGACTTATAGCCTTGAAAAGAATCGCTATTACTTTGATGATATAGGTAATGAATCCCTTGCTGCCTTTTGGGCAGATGAGTTCTTAAACCAGGCATACTCATAGAATGGAAAAACTTATGATTAAAAGTAAAGAGTGGAGAGTTAGTAATAGGGTTTGGCTTGGTGTTGGTTTTGCTCCCCGCAGAATTGCGTTGGGATTTAGCGTAGATAGATTTAATGCCAATATTGATTTTCTTTGGTTTTGGGTATCACTTGAATACTAAACTGAATAAAACCCATGAGTGAAGATATTGTTGACTTAGCCATTTCAATGGCAGAGATAGATACGGGAATGAGGTTGCCCTTAGAAGAACGTGAGGCAATGAAACAACGAATTATAACAAGAATAGCAAATCTTAATGAGTGATAAACTTATCCTATGGAATATGGTAATTTAAATAAAATGCGGGAATCCTTAAAAAACCGTCAAGATCCAGATACCTGCGAACACGACTGGGACTATATGGTTCAAGCATTAGGCAAAGGAACTATATTTGTTGAACTGTGCCGAAATTGTTTTGATACTAGAGGGACAGTTGAAAGATTTATTAATTAAATCCTGACTTGCAAAAAACTGTCTAAAGTGATACACTAATAGGTATGTTTAGAAAAAAACCAATTCTTCAATATGAATCTGCTGTAGAGGTTTATCCTAATATAATTATACCAGCAAAAAATCATGTTCCAGATTGGTATAAAAAAATTCCAAAATGGGAAAACAATCAAATTTTTAATTTAGAAAAAGGTTTTAACATTACAATTAAAAATTGTATGCCATTCTTAGATTCTTTAATTTCTGGATATTTTATTGTTTTGCCAAACGACTTGTATGTAAAAAATGATAATGGAACACCTTTTATTTCTTGGAATCATTCCGATTTTCCACCATCTTCAAGACCAGAAGTGGCAAGTCTAAATTTAGTTCCAACTGGACATCATCCAACAGAATTCACTTGGAAAAGTGCCGTTGCAAACACTGTTCCAGTAGGGTATAGCGTTCTTTTTACTCATCCTTTAAATAGACATGATTTACCTTTTACAACCTTGAGTGGTATTGTTGATGGAGGACTTGTTATGAGTCCAAGTGGACAGATTCCATTTTTTATTAAAGAAGGTTTTGAAGGAATAATTCCACAAGGTACGCCAATAATTCAACTAATACCATATCGTCAAGAAAATTGGATACATAAAAAAACAAAAGGATTATTAAAAAAATCTAACGAACATAGTTTTAAAACATCTTCTTTGATTTATGGTTGGTATAAAAAAACTTTTTGGACACGTAAAAAATATGATTAAAATAAATTTACAAAATATAAATTAGGGTATTACCATCGTGTTTAAAAGAAAACCAATAATAAGGTATGAATCTGCTGTTAATTTTTACAATGATGTTTTTATTGCTGCAAAAAAAAATATTCCAGATTGGTATAAAAAAAAGCCAAAATGGAAAAACAATGAAATGTTTACCGTTGGAGAAGGATTTAATGTTACAATTAAACACTGTATGCCATTTTTAGATTCTTTAACTACTGGATATATGATTAATCTTCCTTACGATTTATTTGTTACAAAAAATAAAGATGATAAACCAGAGATTAGTTGGAAAATAGAAAGCAAGTATGCTCCATCTTGGAGAAAGAATGCTTCAGACCCAAACCTTGTGCCTTTTAATCATTTTGATATTGAATTTACTTGGAAACTTGGTTGTTCTTTTGTTGTACCAAAAAAATATAGCATGTTATTAACTCACCCATTAAACAGATATGATTTACCATTTACAACAATAAGTGGAATAATTGATGGAGGATATACTACACTATATAACGGAAATGTACCATTTTATATCAAAAAAGATTTTGAAGGAATTATTCCTAAAGGTACCCCAATTGTTCAAGTTATACCATTTTATAATCAAAATTGGTCATCAAAACAAGAAAATGGATTATTAAAAAAATCTGATATGAATACTAAAAAAGCAACATCCTTAATTTATGGCTGGTATCAAAAAAATTTTTGGAAACGTAAAAAATACGATTAAAGTTTGTTATTTAATTTAATATCAAAACTTTCACTACATTTTTTGCAATATGATGTTGGGCTATTCTTTGTGTGATAGGTAGTAGATATCAAGAATATCAAACCTTCTTTATGCATGTCTAAATATTTTTTATTTGAGTATCCATAAAGAATTGGGATTAACGGGTTATTACAGTTTGGGCACATACAGGTTATAGTATATCATTGTGCCTTGACGTACCGCTCAAAATTTGATATACTGGGATTACATGTCAGCCAATAGGTTTGTTATTTGCCAAATATGCAAGGAACAAATTCAGGTGAGGTCTTCTATGGCATATCAAACCTTATGTAATCACATGAAAGAGCATAAATGAAAAAAATAAAAGAGTTCAAGGAGTTTGATAAGCCTATTGATTTAGTTGTTCATACTAAATGTCCAGATAAGTGGTTGCTCATAGATAGAGAAACTGGAGAAATATATCAAGGAAGTTCTGCGGGGCACTGGAATAGACTTGATCCAGTCATTAAAGATAAGAATAACTTTACAAAACAATCTGAATAGGATACAATTATAATATGAAAAAAATAATTACAACTTTTTTATTAATTGCATTACTAATACCAAGCGCATCTGCTCATGCTGCAATAAAGTCATTAAACACTAAAGGCAACAAGGCTTCTTGTAAAAACATTAAAACAAAGTATGAGTCAGAGGTGATGTCTAAGTGGTCTAATGGCTTAGCAAGTGATCAAGATGTGTTAAAAGAAATAGATTTAAACATAGACATGCTTTCTGCAAAACAAAAATCTACAACTGGCAAAATTAAAACAACTATTGCCTCTTGGATTACAGCAGAAAAAAATACAAAAATTGCACTAAGTGGTAAAAATGTTGAAGCAATTACGACTGCAATGAACTTAAAAATTTTTTCAATTACCAAGTTTGATAAATTGTGTAAGTCTATAGAAAAATAACATGGACGAAAAACAAATACGAGAACAAATAGCCAAGGAAATTGAGGCTATTGATATTAGCCAAAGTCATACCAATGCAGTTGGAATGAAGATTCTTGCTGCAAAAGTTGCAAGAAAGGTTGATTAATGACAAATAACTTTATACGGAAGTGCTATACTTATAATACATCAAAACAGTTAGGAGTAAAATCGTGAAGTGTAAACAAAGCGCTGGCAATTGTAAATTAAATATAGAACTTAGAGACAATGGAGATGTTTTTGAGTTTTGCTCTATTTGTGATTTTAGTTATTTGCACAAAAAAGAAACAATACAAGATTATAGTTTAAATCCAATAAATAATAAATAATAATATTTTTATGTTTTGTTATTATTGTGGTAGTAAACTAATTAATGAGAATTGTTTTTCTTGTTATAACAATTCTGTTGCTTTGAAAGAATTTGAGGACGAGGATGAATAAGGTAGATTACGTAATTTGTATTCCTGGAGAAAATTTTTCTTCAAATTTTTTAATTTCTTGGTCAAATTCTTTAATAGAATTAATGAAAAAATCAGAAAATTTTATTTTTATTAATCATTATACCTCAATTGTTTCTTACACAAGGAATCAATTAATTAGATCTTTTCCTGGAGAAAAATCAAATAGTAAAAATGTTTTACCATTTGACGGAAGATTAGAAGCAAAAAAAATAGTTTTTATTGATGATGATATAGTTTGGAATTTTGAAGATTTAAATAAAATATTAAAATCAAAAGAAGATATTGTTTCTGGATTTTATAAAATGAAATTTCTTAATAATGAAAATAATAATCAATTGGCTGCTATAAAAAATAATAACTTTTTAATATCAAAAGACATTGAAAATCAAACAGACTTAATTGAATTAGATGGTGTCGGATTTGGATTTATTGCAATAAACTTTGAAGTTTTTAAAAAAATAAAATTTCCGTGGTTTCAAACTTATGATTTTTTTAATGAAAAAGATGAATGCGTTGTAAATGTTGGAGAAGATTTTGATTTTTGCAAAAAAGCAATTAATGCAGGATACAAGATTTATGGAGATCCAATGATAAAGGTTGGTCACGAAAAGACAAAAATATTGGATTTTAAAAATGACTAACTGGACTGAAGAACTTAGCGATAAACAAAAAGAAGATGTCTGGAATTTTGTTGTTTTTACTGTTAAAGAAATAAGAGAACAGATAGCCAAAGACATTGAGGCTACTATCCCACTTTGGAAAGAAAAGGGCATGCTAAAATCTCGTAGAACACAAAAAGCATTTGAAGCATCTGCTGCAATTGCTAGAGGGCAGAACGAACAAATAGATGGCTAATATAGTTTTTCTTGGTAACTTTGAGGTTCCTTATAGTAGTGAGAATCATCATGCTAAGTCTTTGGAATCTCTTGGACATACCGTGCAAAAATTGCAAGAGAAAAAAGCGGGTAGTACAGAAATATTAAGTGCAGCATTGAACTCTAATCTATTCATATGGGTACACACACATAGATGGCAGACTCCAGGATCTAGGTCTATGACTGATGTGTTAAAAGAATTAAGGGCTGCTGGCGTACCAACCATGACCTATCATTTAGATTTATGGTTTGGAATTGAACGTGAGAAAGACTTAAAGAATGATGATTTCTATACAAACATTGGTCACTTCTTTGCTACAGATAAGTTAATGTGTGATTGGTTTAATGAAAACACACAGGTCAAAGGACACTTCCTGCCTGCTGGTGTGTATGATAAAGAATGTTATGTACATCAAGATTACGATCCACATAACTTTGAGCATGACATAATCTTTGTTGGTAGTAAGGGCTATCATCATGAACATAAATACCGTCCAGAGTTAATAGACTTTTTAAGAAAGACCTATGGCAAAAGATTCTTACACGTTGGTGGAGATGGTGATACTGGAACTGTACGTGGAGATGCGTTAAACCGTATCTATGCTAAAAGCAAGATAGCGATAGGTGATAGTTTAAACATTAACTTTAACTATCCTTACTACACTAGTGATAGGTTGTTTGAGAGTACTGGTCGTGGTGGGTTTACCATTTACCCTCGCATTAAAGGGCTTGAAGAATACTTTAAAGATGAAAATGAGATTGTGTTTTATGAACACGGCAACCTTGAAGATCTAAGAAATAAAATAGATAAGTATTTGTTAGACGGTGTATCAAGAGAAGCCATCAGACTTAATGGACACGAAAGAACAAAGAAAGAGCACACCTATGTTCATAGATGGTCCACAATACTAGAAACCCTAAATATAAAATGAAATATTTAGTTACTGGTGGTGCTGGTTTCATTGGATCAAACCTTGTTGATAAGTTAATTAGTCTTGGTCACGATGTTATTTGTATTGATGATGAGTCTGCAGAGTGCCATGAACAATTCTATTGGAATGACAAAGCACAAAACTATAAATATGACATCTGTGATTATGATTTGGTTGCCCCATTATTTAAAGATATTGATTGCGTATTTCACGTTGCATCTGATGCAAGAATACAGCCAGCAATACTAAACCCTAAAAAATCTATTCAATCAAACGCAGTAGGAACAGCCAATGTTCTTGAACTTTGTAGAGTTAATAATGTAGATAGATTAATCTATTCAAGCACATCCTCTTCCTATGGCAAAAAGGCTTTGCTTCCAAACCAAGAAACACAACCCCCTGATCCACTAACCCCATACTCTGCTGCCAAAGTTTTTGGTGAAAACCTTGCAAGAGTTTACTACAACCTTTATGGATTAAAGACTATATCTCTTAGATATTTTAATGTTTATGGAGATAGACAACCATTAAAAGGTCAATACGCACCAGTAATAGGATTATTTTTAAAACAATACCATGAGTCAAAGCCATTGACAATAGTTGGCGATGGGTCTCAACGTAGAGACTTTACTCACATATCAGACGTAATAGAAGCAAATATTCTTGCATCTGAGGTTGAAACTGGATTTGGTGAAGTATATAACATTGGGTATGGAAGTAACTACGCTATACTTGATATTGCTAATATGATCTCAAATAATATTGAGTTTATACCGCCAAGAATTGGTGAAGTACAAGAAACTCTTGCATCTAATTCTAAGTTTAAAGATTTAACTGGATGGATACCTAAAGTATCACTAATAAAATGGTTGCAGAAATGAAATATGTAGCACTAGTGCCCTATACAGTTCAGTCAATAATGGATGAGTTTATGGCAACATGTAAACTTGAAAATGTTCTAAAGGTTGATAACACTATAAATAATATTGGAGCAATGGCAAGTCACAATCTTGGCGTTGACAAAATGTATGAAACTGAATCTGAATGGCTTATTATCATTAGTCCAGCAATTCGTTTTGGCAATCCTGGTGGTTTAGATTTTATAGAAAAACTTAAAAGTACTAAATATAAAATTGTAGAAAGTCTGGGGGTGTTTGGATGGCACCTAATTGCTTTTCATAAAGATGTAATAGATAAAGTTGGAAAATGGGATACTAACTTTACTCCATATGGATATGACGATCTTGATTTTAGCATTAGAATTCAAAAAGCATTTCCATATGCATTTTCAGATGATGAAAAATTTGTTGTTAATGCTGAGAAAGTTTTTCTTTGGACAAAAGAATTGGTTGATGTAAAAGATACAATAATGTCTCACAGCCTGAAGTTAAACAAAATTAATACAGATAATTCACATCATAGAGAATACTATAAAAGAAAATGGGGCAAAGTTCCTGGAACAGGAGAACATCTCCTTAACACATATGAACACCCATTTAATAATCCAGAAAATGATATAACATATTTTTCTAATGACTATTACAATGAGTGGATAGAAAAAGAATCAATAGAAGATGATTTAAATTTTAAAGAAACATCAATTATTTGCACAACATGTGGTAATACTTTTAAATATAAATCAACATACGCTGAGGGTAGTGTTGATAATAAAATAGAAATAAATACATGTGGGGTATGTAATCCAGAAATTATAGAGCATAATAAAATAAGGGGATAAAATGACAGAGATGGTTAAAGCCATTATTAACGGTGAATTTGAAATAACACTACCAAAGCATCGTGCAGATAGACCAGACTGGTATAAACCACACGGTTGGGAAAAACCAAGGCTAAAGCATATGTCAGAAAATATTTCATCTGGAGATGTTGTATATTATGTTGGTGCAGAAGAAGGAGAGATGCCTGCCCTATGTCAGATGTGGGGATCAGAAGTTGTTTTATTTGAACCTAATCCAAAGGTTTGGTCACACTTTCCTTTGCTTTGGAGTGCTAATAATTTAGAAATGCCTCTTGCTTGCATTCCTGGATTTGCTTCAGACAAAAAAAATAACCTTACACGTATTTATTATAATGAGTTTCCACCAGAATCAAATTTAGAAATTGAAGCAGCACATGGATTTAAAGAACTATACCTTGAAGGAGATACCTATGGTCAAATTACCATAGATTCCTGTGTATATGATCATGGGATTAAGCCTCCTACGGCAATTTCTTTAGACGTAGAAGGCAGCGAAGGACGTGTTTTAAGGGGCGCAGAAGGCGTTTTAAAGGAGTTTAAGCCTAAGATCTGGTTATCTGGTCATCCAGAATTTATGATGCAACAATGGAATGAATACTTATATGATTTAAGATTTTGGTTGTGGGGGCTTGGATATAAAGAAACATTGCTTGACTATCAACATGAAGTACACTTATTTTATGAGTGATATTAACGCATACCTTTATTCAGTTAAACAAGAAGACTGTGCTGCTGATAAATGGGATTACGGTTTATTAAAACAATTTTTTAATAAAAACAAGATTAAACCAGACAGGGTAACAACTTTACCCAATGTAGATAGAGCCTTTGTGGTAGTTCCTGGACCACAAAACGTAGATTTTGAAGATCAAATATCTGAAGAGTTAAGTAAAATAGGCAGGGTAGTTTTATTTATTACTGGAGATGAAAGTGCTACATTTAAAATTGATAAAATAAAACATGATAATATTGAGATTTGGATTCAATACCCGCACAGAAAACACTCACAATATAATAAGTTAGCGTTAGGTGTTCCACAACATCTATCAAATAATTTACCAGAGTATCAAGATAAATCTTATGATGTATTTTTTTCAGGACAAATAACTCATCAAAGAAGGCAAGAACTTGCAACTGTTATGCCTAATATACCAAACTCTTTTTATAATCCAACCAATGGGTTTGCAGAAGGACTAAAGTCAAAACAATACTACGACAAAATGTTTTTATCAAAGATTGTTCCTTGCCCTAGCGGAGCAATGGTTGTTGATTCATTTAGATTCTATGAAGCAATTGAGATGCTTTGCTTACCCATAGGAGATAAGTTAGATTCAAGAATGCAAAACACAGACTTTTTTAATTTTTTATTTGAGGGTAATCATACAATAAAAACTTTTGAAAATTGGCAGCAGTTGCCCGAATTGTTACCTGAATTATTAAATAACTATACATCTAAAATGCATCAAGTTGTTTGTTGGTGGATCAAATATAAAAGAGATCTTTTTATTGAGTTAATGAGGCAAGTAAATGCATAAAAGAGATATAACAATTGTCATGGCTACCTCTGTAATTCCAGATCACCCAAGTACAAATATGATAGAGCAAACAATTAGTGATATTCGTGTGCACTTTCCAGACAACGAAATTATTATGCAAATAGATGGTCTCAGAGAAGAGCAACAAAATCGTAAAAAAGATTACGATGAGTATAAAAATCGCATTTTGTGGAAATGTTTACATGAAGATAAAAACATTTTGCCTTTTATATTTAAAGAGCATAGTCATCAAACCAACATGATGCGTCAAACAATTTCTGAAGTTAAAACACCACTATTGCTTTATGTTGAAGGCGACGCTCCTTTAACTCCAGATGTACCAATAGACTGGGATAAGTGCTTAGATATGTTTGAATACAACAAGGCAAATACTATTCGTTTTCATTATGAATCATTCATACCAAAAGATCACGAACATCTTATGTTTGGTTTAGAAGATGGGTTTATGAAAACCATACAATGGAGTCAGCGACCACATCTAAGTAGAAAAAAATATTATAAAGACATTGTGCTTCCAAGATGTAAGGATAAATTTTTTATAGAAGATACGTTTCATGGAGCAATTCAAGACGATATATCTCCATATGAAGTATTTAATCAAGAAGGTTGGGAGACACATAAACTTTGGATATATCATCCTGAAGGTAGTATTAAGCGTTCTTACCATTTAGATGGTCGTCAGGGTACCCGCAAATTTACGGTAGACGATGAAACTTGGGGGTATAAAGAATGAGACTAGGAATTATAGCAAGATCAGACAACACTGGCCTTGGTAATCAGACTAGAGAGTTAGTTAATATGCTTAGTCCTGACAAAATTCTTTTAATTGACTCTACCCCGTTTAATAACAACAAGCAGCATCCAGAGTGGTATAACCAATACAGTTGTATTAAGACACAAGGTTTTCCAACTGTTCAACAAATAAAAATGTTTTTAGGAGACGTAGATATTGTATTAAGTTGTGAAACTTTTTATGATCAAAATTTTATAAGGTTTGCAAATAAACGTGGCGTAAAAACTATTTTGCAATATAACTATGAATTGTTTGGCCACTTGTCAAACCCAGAACTGCCCTTACCAAACGTCTTACTATCTCCCAGTTTATGGCAAATTGAAACAATTCAAAGTATGTTTGGAGATAGAACAAAGGTAATTCATCTTCCACCTCCAACCACTCCTGAGTTATTTGCAACTGCAAAAAATAATAACATTTCTAAATCACACAATAGACTATTACACATTGCTGGAAAGAAGGCAGCCAAAGATAGAAACGGTACTGAAACCGTAATAAATATGCTAAAGCACTCTAAAGCAGATTATGAATTAGTTATTAAAAGTCAAAGTGAAATAGTAACTAATGTAACAGATTCAAGACTAAAGATTGAAATTGGTAACCCAGAAAACAGGGAAGACATGTATAACGGCTTTGATGCTATGGTATTACCAAGACGATATGCAGGACTATGTTTGCCAATGAATGAGGCTTTGCTTTCTGGTCTTCCCGTTTTTATGACAAATGTTTCACCCAACAATCAGATCTTGCCACAAGATTGGTTGGTTGAATCAGACTCTATAGGAACTATTAGAACAAAAGTTAGGATTAATTTGTTTGAAGCAAATAATGTTTTATTAGCACAAACAATTGATAAGTATATGTCTATCAATGATAAAACTAATTATAAGCAACAGGCCTATGATTTAGGGTTTAACAACTTTGCACCAACAATACTTAAAAATAAATACCTAGAACTTATTTCTCAAACTTAGTTTTTTTATCAAACTTAAATTTAAGTATTTTATTAAATATATTATTAAATGAACTGTCTGCACTAGACAAATAAGTATGATCATCTATGTTTAAATTATAAGACTTAAGAACCAATGGTCCAGAACTGTAAACCTTAACGTCATCCATTTGTGTGCCACCGACATCAAATTTGTTTCCATATATAGATCTCCATAAAAATTGATCTAAAAGTTCTAAGACTATCTTTAATTTTTCTTTTTCCATAACCATTGGTACGTGAAGTTCATAATCTAATGGGTTTTCAAATCCCAAGGCTTTAAGTTTTTTGTATGTGCCTGAAAGTTTTCTAGTGTACTGAGAATTACCGTTTAATTTTTGATATAGATTTATTTTATCTAATAGGAAGCCACTATGAAAATTTTCTATCTTATTTATTTTTTTAATAATATAAAAGTCATCATTCATTAAAACAAATGATTGTGATATTTCTTCTGAAAAACAAATTGTTTCTAAATTTTTTACAGCATTTTTATATTTTGATTCTTTTTGTTCTACCTTTATGTAGTTGCCTACATACCAATCAGGCTTACCACCAACCACCCATATGTTTGAATCTGGAAAACTTTCAACAACAGATCTAATAGAATACTTTAACTCTTCGTTAATGCCTTCTTTACATATGTATACAAAGTCCATAATTCCCCCGCTATAAAAAATAAAGAGGGCAAGTGTTTAATTTTGCCCCCTTTATCAAAAACAAACTACTTTTTCTTAGCAGCCTTCTTTTTTGCTGGAGCCTTTTTAGCAGGTACAATCTTGCTAAGTGCATCCGAAATTGCACCTGTATCTGGCAATACGCCAAACGCCTTATCATTAGGATTGAGCGCTCTCAATGCAACGGGCGCTATAGCAGCAACTAGTGCAGCCCATAGATCTTTTGGATCTGTTACGCCAGCCATATAAAGTGCAAACACTGCGCCAAGGACAGATCGTCCGTATGATGCAAGCATTGCCTTTGTCTTATCGTTTAGTAAGTTATTCATTATTCCTCCTAGGATATAATTTGTGTTAGTGTTTTATAGCCAATCCATAAACCAATAATTCCTGCGACTCCCGCAAAAACTGGTGGTGCTGGTACTGGCAATTTGAATGCTGCGAACACGACACCGCATCCAAAACCTGTAATAATTGATAGTGTTATTTCTTTCATTAATTGTATTCTTTTCTTGACCAAATCTGTTTTTTGTATCCATCTTTTAAAAATTTACGAACAGAAAATTCTATTTTTTTGTTGTACAATTTATCATACTCACCTTGTTCAGAATTCCAATTATCTCTTTTGATAAACAACATTTGATATATTGGAGTTCCTGCTGGGATTAAACCAGAAAATCCTTTTTTAATTACAAAAGGAACTGGTCCAGTAATTGGCCACCCATCCGTATCAATAATTGCGTTATGAGTTATAAAGGGCAAGTCAAACCTATTTGCTGGATGAAAATAAAAAGTACTATATCCAGAAGGTGTTTTTGGTTCCCAAAAGGTATTCCAATGAAACTCTGTTTTATAGTATCCAGGGAAATGTGGCATTGAATTTGAAGATCCCGTATCCTCTTTTCTTGTAGACAACGGTCTAAAATTACCACCCCATCTATAATTAATTACTGGATCATCTTCTTTTGTATTGCAATCAATATATACATCACATGGAAGTTCTTGGGTGTATCCAGAAACTAAAGAATCTAAAAAAGGCATACACATTTTTGCAGTACCGTCTTGACTAAGTCCATTAATTGTTTTTACTAGACTTGGCATTTTTTTAAACCACTCTGGAATATATTTTTTGCTTGATTGTGGTCTTGGAATGCAAACCTCAGTGTCTTTATCTTTTGGTATAAATAATACCTTGTTGCTTTTTAATTTCATTTAGTATTGTTTTCTGGTAAAAGTGCTAAAAGTTTCTCAGAATAGTTGTCCAAACCTTTATCTTTTAGTTCTTCTGAAACCTCTTTGATTGTTTTTTGTGACTGCTCAATATACTCAAAAGCCCAATCCCTAGAGTCAGAAAGGAATTTAATAAAGTTTTCTTTATGAACTGAGTCAGCAGACATACCCATGCTGTTTTTTATTTGGGAGGTTAATTCTTCAAGTGCCTTGTTTTTTATAAAAAGTTCAGCCATTAATAGATTAGATTTTTTTAGTTTGTCAAAGGTAGCCCAATAGGCTATGCCAAAAGAAAAAGACAGGGTAGCAAAAAATATAACAAGCGTCATTTCCATAATAACTATTGTACTCTATCTCTAACGGCATGAGTTGCCCAATAGTATAAACATTTATCACAACAAGGTTTATTATGCTCACTCATAGTATCTTTATAAAACCCAGCATAATAAATAGGATCTTTACGATAAAGATTGGCTCTATGGGTAATATTGACACGATTTACATGAGATGGCTTACTCCAAACTGGCTTATTAGTACCCCACAGATGCCCAGAAACGGCCTCTAGAGCCTCTATGTTGGCCTCATTGCCATCTGTCCTAATGCCCCTAAGCCTAGCCTCTTTAATCATGGCATTTGTATATATACGTAATGATTTTTCAGCGTTTTTCCACATAAGTACCGCTGGATGGTTGCGCCAAGCACCAGAAGGTGATTTGCCAGATAGCACCTTTAGTATTTGATAAGATTCTAATATCTGTTTATTTAATCTTTTATTATCTAACATTTCTGCACATTGATCGTAATCTTTGTATGGTAGAAAGGTTTGCATTAATCTTCTTCTACATCAAAAATATCTAAGTCAGATATTTTTTTTAGATTGGATGCTGCCCAAAGCGTTACGGCAGTTAAGAAAGATAAGGTTATTAGTATTAATATTTTTGTTTTCTTTTTCATATTGCTATCATTGCTCCACATCTTGTACAGGCGTTATAACTTTTCTCAGTAAAGGGACATGCTCCAGCAGTAACCAAGATATGACCTTTAACCTTACAAACAATAATATTAAATAGTTGTTTAATCATTTAAGTGCCTCTCTTGTTACCAAAACAATTGCTCCACAATCTTCTAATGCTTTTTTAAGTTTTACAACATATTGAAGTGCTGATATTTTATCATCATGTCCCATGCGTAAAAACTTTTTCTCATCTAATTTTACCGTAAGGAAGTG